TTACAGGTATAGGTGTAGCTCAAAGAGGAGCATATAATAAAAGATTTATTCATATAGATGATATGGATGATTCAGATCGTACACCTAGACCTACAGTATGGAGCTATAAGTAATGACTGAACCTGTATATTCTACACCTATGTCTGGTAGTGTAGCTCCAATAGAGACATATGTTAGATATACTATCAATAAAGGTGGTGATGATGTAACACATGTTACTCGTAAATATGAAATGGATGGACCAGTTACTAAAGTATCTGAGTCTTCTTTTACAATATATGATAGATATGGACAACTAGTAGAAATAAATAAGGATAATAGTACAAGAGAAATTACAGCTTAAAGGGAGGCAGGAATGGTAGATCCAGTAACTATAATTAGTGGTATAGCTCTTGCCAATAAAGCATTTAAAGAAGTTAAACAGCTTTTAGAAAATGGTAAATCTGTTAATGATTGTGCAAAACAATTAACTGATTGGGCTACAGGGTGCTCACAAGTACATGAAGAAAATAATAAACAAAAACTTATGGGTAGTAGTACATCAGCTTCTGCTATGGAAAGACTTATAAGTGTACAAAAAATTCAAAAACAAAGAGAAGAACTGAGAGAATTTCTACAATTATATGGAACTCCGGGTAGTTGGAATTTATTTCTTCAGTATGAAAGAGAAGCAAGATTAGAATTAAAAAAAGCAAAAGAAAATATGGCAAGAAAACGTGCTAATAGGTTGAATAAAATGAAAAATATATTTGTAGTATTTTTATCTTTTATGTTCTTTGCTTTATTAGCAGCAATAGGAGCACTTATTTATCTTAATATATAAGGAGTAAAAACGGTGGGTGAAATCATGTATGAAGAAGATAAAAAAGATATGATACCAGATAAGTCTGTGTATCAAACAAATAGAAGACGTATGGCTTGGTTAGTTATGGGAATGTTGTTTGCTATGACTGTATGTATTGTAGCTGATCCAGATCGTTATGGTAATAATAATGTTATGGAGATGGCTTATCTAGCTTTGTCAGGTTTGATTGCAGCTTACTTTGGTGCTGCTGCTTATCAAGCAGGTAAATTAGGACGAAATCCACGTTAAGGGGGTATAGCTGCCCATACAGAGCAATCTATGTGTTTCAGGTATGTTGGTATACTAAAGGGGCTAGATGGCTACTTAGAGGCCATTGTAGCCCCTCTTTTTTTGTAATAGTACAGTGCAATTTTTTTATATGTGGTAATTATAATAATTTTACCATCAGAATCATATACTTTCCATTTCTTCATCTTCTTCTTTCATAAAGCTACATTTAGATAAAAGATTTAATACTTCTTTTTCTCCTAAGATATTTAAATATCCTACAATAGCTTCTTCTAAACTATCTTCATCCATATTAAAAGTAATATCACCACTAGTACCTCTTACTCTAGATAAAAGTTCTAATGCTTTTAATGCACTGTTAGTATGTCCATTAGCTTTAGCAAACTCATATTGACTTTCTATTTCATTAATAACATCAACATTAGTTTCTAGTTCATTTTCTAATTCAGCTATACGTTGTGTAACTTCTTCTATTTGTAATAATCTATATCCTTGGTTATTAGCAGATTTATTAGCATATCCTGCTGCTTTAGCAGCCTCTGTAGCATTACGATGTAGTATATACGACTGTGCAAACTTTTCTTGTTTTTCATTAAGAGCCATTATTTTTCTCCTACTGTCTCACGATCTATATCATTATGATTAAATTCAGCCCAATATAATTCAAGAGCTTCTCCATCTGATACAGCTTCAAACTGATGATACTCTCCCGGCCCTACTGTAGTCCATTCTCCCTCTTTAAGAAATGTTTCATCTACAAGATCATAATTATTTTTCCATACTCTAATAATTAGTTCACCTTTAGTAACATAGAATCCATTCCACTTATACTTGTGTTTATGTTTACTACATTTACTACCTTTATTAAATTTTATATGGTGAAATTCAAATACACCATTTTTAAATACAGAGTGTGTCTCACCCCAAACTTTTCCTTCTTTCATTGTTTCATATTGTTTCTAGCTACACCCTTCCACTTTTCTGCTGTTCTCATACCACCAAGTCCTAGTAATGCAAGAACTAAACTTGTAAGCTCACCTGTTTCTAGTATAGGTAGTGTAACCATTGGATACCAAGTTAAAATAACCCATGATGCTATAGGTGCAAGTATGAACTGCCAACCAAGAGCAAATGCACAGATCCACATAATAGCAGGTCTAGCCCCTGAAACAAATATAGAAGGATGTTTAGCTTGTTCTATATTAGCTTGTGCTTGAGCAAGATCAAGACTAATCATTTGTTGTTTTAGTTCAGCATTTAATTTAGTCTTGAGATCTTTATCTTCTACAAACTTATCAAGAACTTTACCAGCTACACCTATAACACTGTCTGCTATTCCTAACATTATATTAACTCCTTAAACTTCATAGTTTAAAAATAACTCTTCATCTTTTAATATTTTTTTAGCTGTTACTACATTATAAATTATAAAGTCATCCCAATCTTGAGACACTATTAAGTAACAGTTTGGATCATCTGAATGATTTATAAAACCACCCATAGGGGTTCTTACATATCCTACAATCATAGGGTATTTAATATGAGTAGAACCTAAATCTGTTTTAGATTTAATATTTTCTTTAGCAAAGATACCATGACCATGAATATTACTTTCTGCTATTTTAACATTATTAGGTAATGGGTCATAATAAAATCTATTATATCTTAATACACTCATAGCTTACCTTGTATAAGACCTTTTATTTCTGCTATCTCAATTCTTAATTTATTAATATTTTTATATACATATATTAAGTTTTCTTTTATATCTAATAAATCACTAGAATAATCTTTAGATGTAGTTAAAGAATCTAATTCTTTTTTCATTAGTAAATCTAAATCTCTGCTCATTTAATCCCACCTTTGTATATCTAATTTATGTTTAGTATTACTCTTTTTTTGTTCAACCATTTTTAATGGTATAATAGTAGGACGAGGTATAATTTTAAAAGAATTAGTTTGATAATTATCTTCTGCATCTTTATCATCAGCATAAACATAAACTGTTAAATAAGGATAATTTTCTGTAATTCTTGCTATTAATTGTAACCATTCTTCTACACTAAATAAAGATACATGCACATTTCTACCATCTTTAAAATGTTTAAGAGCAGGTAAACAACAAATATTAAGAAACACTATTTGATTTGAATAATTAAATATTTCTCTAATAACCCATACTAAATCATTTTCAGGAACATGTTCAAGAACATCAGTATTAATTACAATATCATATAAACCTTTAGGAAGTTTACTATGTTTTTCTTCACCGGGATCATATAAAGTAAATTTTTGTATATTCCAATATTCTTGAAGAGGTTTATTAATACTTTTAGAATCTGCTACTTTACTATAATTATCTGTATATAAAGTACCTTTACCACAACCATAATCTAATAAAGATTCACAGTTATAATTTCTAATTAATTGTCTTATAGGTTTAGCAAATCTAACTAAACTTCTTCCATTAAACATTTCAGAAGAACTTTTATGCATATCTTTATATTCATTTAAAAGATTTTTATATTCTTCAGAAGGATTATCTCTAGTATATTCTTCATTATAGTTAATCATAATATGTCTCAAACTCAGGTCTAATTTCTTTTTTCATTTGTAGTTTCCAAAGATCAGCAATCATTGTATTTTCTCCATGAAAAGTAAGTATACCTTCCATGCCCGGATCACTAAATACTTTTTCACAATCTTGTGCCATAGCTAAAAGTTCACCAGTAGTCCAATAAGTATTTTTATCTACAGTAACTTGAAAGTATTTATCTCTAGGTGTTTCACCATTTTTTAAATCACCTGTTTTTTCTTTCATCATTTCTTCTGTGGGTTCATCTAAACAACAATCAAAACCAAATAAATGAATGTTTTTATATCCCATTGTATGCATCATTCCTAATGTTCTCATTGCTGCACATGTTCCACCTGTTATTAAAGTAGCTCCTTGTGGGATACCTAATTCATTTTCAAGTTGAACTTTTTTATTTACAATTTCTTTACCTTTTTCATTCTCTTCTCTTAAAGTTTCAGTAAAGGCATGCCATCCCCATATAGTAGAATCTTTGCTAATAAGATATTTAGTAACAGAAGGATCTGTCATAGATGCTATCATAAATTTAGTATTCTTATCTATATCTTTAAATAGTTCTTTTCGTACTATACCATGTGTACTTGTTCCTGTAATAGGACGAGGATCTAATATTACACAGGCCCAAGGTTTAATATTATTTTGTAATAATATAGGGTATGCATGTTTAACACAAAATACTTTTGCTTCAGGATTTTTATCTATAGTATCTTGTAACTCCTTCCAATTAATATAAGGACCAGCAGAAACTAAAATACCTACTTGTTTATGTGGCCTATGTTTAGTTACCCACTTATCTATTAGTTCAACATTAGTTTTAACATTATCTTTAATTGAGTTATCAGGTACACAATCTCTAGGATGTACTTGTATTGGAACTCTTTTTAATTCTTCAGGACAGTCTGCTAAAGATTCTTCATGTAAGAGTAAACATAAATGAGTTATTCCTCCACCTACTACTGTATCTCCAGAGGGTAAAAGATATTTTCTTGTAGTGGATTTTTCATCAAAAGTTGTCCATCCTTCTTTATCTTTATCTTCTTGAGCATTAACTTCTTTAGTAAGAACTGAATTAAAAACTTTATTAGCACCTTGATATATTTCTGGTGGTATTTTTTTATCTTCATCTTCTCTAAAGAAATGATCTAAAAATACCACAGGGACTTTACTTAAAATAGAATACTCATGTTCAATAGTTTCTTTACTATTACCACTCCCTATAAGTGCTAAATCTATTCTATCAATATTATCATCTTTTAAAATATCTTTTACATTACCTTTATTTAATGTCCAATTAAAAATTTTACCTTTCTCTTTCATTACTGTTGCAAACTCTATAAATCTTTGTTTAACAGCAGCTATTGTATTGTGTGGTTTTACATTAAATTCTATTTCATCTGTTTCAATAGTAGCATCTTCAAATAAATCATAGCCAAAATATGTAACTTCATCAGTATAATCAAATGCAGCTAAAGCCATTTCTATAGCTCTACCTCCATTCCATGTTCCTGTTTCTAAAATAGTTTTAGGTTTATAATATCTAATTCCATCTGCTATTTGTTTATATCTTCCGGGTAAAATATCAGGTGTAGTTTCTTTTTCTGATAAAGAAAAAATTCTTTTACCATTAATATCTCTTAGTGCTATATTAGTGCTACCTTGTAAATGTATAAATAAATCTGATATAATAGATTTATTATCTTGAATATTATGTAATCTCATTCCATGAGCAGTATAAAGTATTTTTAATCTATCTAAAATAAAACCATCATGCCACTCTCTATAACTACGAAATTCTCCTGATATATAAGCACCTCTTAAATCTCCTAATAGTTCAACAGGAGATTGTGATGATAAATTAAAGCCTTCTAAATAATGAAGACTTTCTTTATTTTCATTATATAAAGAAATCATTTCACATTTATTAGAATTTTCTGGTAGTATTTTTTCAAAATCTTTTAAATAAATTTTCTTTTGTGCAAAGGTATCTGCATCTAACCAAAATAACCAACAGTCAGAATTATTAAAAGCACACTCAGATAATGCAAGAACTTTAGGCATAAAAGATAAAGCATCAATAGTTCTACTATAAGCTAACTGTCCTCCTTCAGATCCGTTATGAGAAGAAAAGTTTTCTATAAATGTTTTATAATCAGGTAACTTTTCTAAGCTATGATAATAAATATTTTTACTTTGAGGTAAACTATATTTATTAATATCAAGATTATAATAATAAAAATGAAATTCAAATTTAGAATCCCACATATCTTTAATTTGATTTAATAAATGAATAGCTATTGTATTTAAATAGCTTTCATCAAAACAACTAACAAATTTAAATTTTTTCATTTAATACTCTATTTCTTTAGTAATTCCCATACCAGCACAATAAGTATAATCTGCATTCCATTCTACTGCATACTGACTATCTTGAACTCTTTTAGGACTCCATTGTTTAAACCAAGGACCACCTGTAGTAAAGTGTACATTTTTAGCTTCAATATTTTCAGGTGAGTGTCCATCTAACCAATTCCATTCTTCATGTATAGAACCTATATCAGCTTCTTTATCTGGCAACCAACCAAAAGCATGAAGCCATTGTCCTGTTTGAGTATTAACAACCTCTGGTGTTATTTTTTTATTGTAAGGATGGCTACAGTTCCAAAGAATAAAACTAGACCAGTTTTTTCTACGATAGTTTTGCTGTACTTTACCATCCATTTTAATACCATCACCCGGTTCATACTTATGTTTTACACAGTATAAAGGATAGAAATTATTATCATATTCTTTAAACAATTCATTAATATCTGTACGTGGATACATATCACAATCCATATACAAAGCCCATCCTTCATACATATTCATGGCTGGTACAAGAAAACGTGTAAAACTAAACTCACTAGAAAAAGGTTTACCATCAATATCATCTATTTGTTGTCCTTTAACAATAGTGTGTTTTCTTGTATACATACCGTTAAGTTCTACAATATCTTTTTTTATAGGAACTATACGAACATTTTCAACAGAGATACGTTCTATTGTAAATTTTAAAACATCATAGGCTACTTGTTCTTTAGGATCATAACCTATATAAATTGTATTAGGTGCTTTTCTCATGTCTTCTCCAGAAAAGAGAGAGGTAGTTTTACCTACCCCTCTATAGTTCTATTGTATTTCTATTTGTTTAGGTTTCTCTTCTTCAGGAACTACAATATTAATGTGTAGTGTTAATAGTCCATCCTCAAAAGATACATCACTTATGACAGCATTTTGTAGTAGTGAAAACTTTTTTGTAAATGGTCTTTTAGCAATACCATTATGTATATATTTTTTATCTACAGTAGTTCCTACATCATTTATCTTTTTATTATTAGAGATAGTAACGGTATTTTTTTCTTGTATTACAGCAATGTCTTCTTTAGAAAAACCAGCAAGTGCTAATGTAATTTCATAAGAAGTATTAGAGTGTTTAATAATATCATAAGGTGGATACTGATTTGTCTGCTCCTTCAGACTGTATAATAAACTATCAAATCCTATTGAGTTTTCTAAAAAGTTTTTTACCATTGAATCTGTATATGGAAACATAATTAACTCCTATAATAAGCTTAGTTAATGTGATCTATTATTAGCATCACCCATATATTATATATTATTATCTATTTTTTGTCAAGGATTTTTTACTTAACATTAATTTAAAATCTAACTCTGATACTATTGTACTTGCTGTATTAGTAAATAACCCCGGTATTATTGCATGTATAATAAAAAATATTATAGCAAAGATTAAATAGGGTAAACAACTAAGAACAAATCTAAAATGCTGACAATATGTCATGTTGACATCTTGTAAGTGTTTTTTAGTTTGACCAAACATCGGACCATTCTCCTTTTAATGCACCTTTAGCATAGTCCGTAGCTCTGTTCTCAAAGAAGTTTGTATGAGTAGGAGCATTGATCATAGTCTCTACCCAAGGTAGTGGATTAGTTTTAACTTTGTAAATACCTTTCATACCCATAGATATTAACCTACGATCTGCTATGTAACGAATATATTCTTTAACCTCTTCAGGAAGGAGTCCTTCCACATCACCCATTTTAAATGCCAAATCGACAAATTTATCCTCAAGATCAACCATCTTACTTGCCGTTTTATATATTTCTGATTTTGTTTTGTCATTCCAAACCTCTCTATTTTCTTCAATATAAGTTCTGAAAAGTTTGATCATACCTTCTGCATGTTGTGTTTCATCCACGATAGACCATGTAACTATTTGTCCCATGCCTTTCATCTTACCATGTCTAGGAAAGTTTAGTAACATAATAAAAGACGAGAATAGTGCTAACCCTTCTGTGAAGGCAGAGATAGCTGCAATCTGTAGAGGTATTGGTACGTTTTGTTTTGACACATGATCTTTAAAGAACTCATGCTTATCTCTCATAGCTTCATATTCATTGAACTCATTGTATGTGCTATCTGGCATACCAAGAGATTCAATAAGATGTGAGTAAGCTGCTACGTGTAATGCTTCTCTTGAACAGAAAGAAGACAGCATCATACGTACCTCTGGTTGTGGAAAATGTGGTAGATAATTTTCTACATAACCACCAGATACATCTATATCTGATTGTGTAAAAAATCTAAATATATTAGTAAGAAAGTATTTTTCTTCTGTAGTTAATTTACTTTTCCAATCTTTAACATCTTCTAGCATTGGCACTTCTGTATGTAACCAATGTGATTGCTCATGCTTGAGCCATGCATCATAAGCCCAAGGATAATGAAATGGTTTAAAATAATCTCTTTGATCTTGTAATTTTAAATTACTCATGTTCACCTCCATTTCCTCTTCCTAAACCACCAACATTTCTAGGAAATAGTTTTCCAAAAAAGCTTGGATTTGTTTTAGCCACTTCAAAAGTAGTTGCTGTTATAAATAAACCAAATAATAAAAGTACATGAGCTATAGCAGAAATACCAAATATAATAAATGAACTCATATATATACTAAATATAATACACCACATCCATGCTAATACTTGCATAACCATATGTCTTACAGTTAAACTTGGTATGTTACTTAATGGATTATATCTATGATCCATAATAGACATCCACCAACTACCTACAATTTTAATCACGTTGAAATACCTCTTTCATTATAATCTTTAGGTAAACAAAGAAACTGACTTACTTGTGCTCCTTTTATTTCTTTGTAAGAATTTTTAGCAAACTGAATTAATTCACTAATATTATTAGTTACATACTCATAACACTGCTCTTGTTTTTCAAATACTAATTCTTTATCATCTTTATGGCTAACAATAAGA